CCCATTGTCTACATTTCTGCCCACCATCAAGGCATTTTCAACCACTCCTCTAACCTCTGCTGCCTTGCCTTCTTCTATTAGACTAATACTCTGCATGATTGCTTCTTTCATAGCAGACTCTTTAGCAAACTTCTCCACCAAATTCATGTAGTAGGTTTCGTCTGTAATTTCAGAAGCATCCATAGCAGAGATCGAGTTAATCTCTTCCATGTAATCAGAGAAATTTTCTTTTGGACCGAGCTTGCCCTTCACTTCCTCCATCAATACAGCGGGAGTAGGCAACTTCCTGTATTGCGTATAAAACTCACTGATGCTCTGATACATCTTAGAGTGAGGGGGGTATTCAAAATACTCAGACTTAATGAGGTTCATAACCTCAATAAAAAAGGCTTTATCCTTCAAACTGAGATTTAGTATACCTCGTTGAATATCTTCTACAAAATCGTAATTCATTAACCTCTCTCTCTATCTAAATGTTTTCTCATTTTATATGCCGCATCTGCTTTATGTTTAGCCTTCTCATCCGTTACACGTTTGACAGCAATACCATTTTTCAAAGCATCCTCTTCCGAGATTACCATCTTTTTATAATGCTGTCCTCCCGTCTTCATTCTTTCCTTAGAGTTTTCAATTTCAGTCTCTAGAAACTCATTGGCAGTATCCTTATCCCAACCCTCCTCTCTAAACCGCTTATTTTTATAAGAGTTGGTATCCCAATCATCACCTTTGAATTGGAGTCCTGCATTACCGTAAACTCTGTATCCCATCTTTCCACACTCAGGACACTTACCTTTACTGGGAGCCTTATTCATGGACTTTTGCACAGTCCATTCAATTTCACAGTGATGACATTGAATCTCGTAAAAAGGCACTAGGCTTCCCTTATTCTAACTTGAATATCTTCTTCTAAGGCTACAACAGCATCTTGCCCTCTGACATTGATTGCTGTCCCACAAGCATATGGAAGAAGAATTACATCACCAACTTGTAGCCATTTACAATCTTCCCCAACACTTACAACCGTAGCCTCAGATTCAACTTCTTGAGCAGCATCAGGAATAATAATTCCGCTCTCAGTAACTTCCAAACTTTCCTTACGAAGAACTACTACACGACGCCCTAACGGCTCAACTTGAATTTTCTTTTTCTTTGTTCTAACCACACTCACCTCCATCTAATGAACACAATACTGCATCATTCACAGTCTCAGCAGTCTTTACTGTATAAGCATCTTGATCAATATACTTCTTGATATTCTCTTCTGTAGTTGGAATTGCTTCCAATGGCTCTGCACCTTTACTACCTGCTCTATACACTGTTAAACCTTTTACATATGGTGCAAACGCCAGGGCAATCTCAAGTAGAACCTCGGAGTCAGCATCCTCTGGTAGATTTATAGTCTTGCTGATCGAGTTGTCGATGTATTTCTGGATCGTGCCTTGAACTTTTAAATGCTCTTGAGGAGTAACATCATATGCCCCCTGAAAAGCTTCTACACTTTTGCCTTCATCTAGGAACTTTCTAAATAGCGGATCAAACACTACCTCCTTTTGAGTTGCATTTCCCTTTTTGAACTTTCGGAAATACATCGGAGAAAAAATAGTCTCTACTCCTGTCGAAACTCCCAAGGTTGCCCCCGTTGTTCCTGTCGGAGCAATAGTTAAAGATACTCCATTCCTAATACCGTGCTCCTTGATAAGCATTCTTACTGTAATAGGAAGAGTCTTAGCAAAATCAGTGGAAAGGAACTTCTTCCTATCGTAAGCAGGGAAGGACCCTTTATCCCTAGCCAAATACGAAGAAGCTTTATAAGCTTCATTACGAATTGTGGCGAAGAGTCTGGCAAGGAACCCCAGGCATCTCTCGGAGCCGTATTTTAGCCCCAGCTTGATTAGCATGTAATGGAGGCCCATTACCCCTAGTCCTATTCGGCGAGATCTGTGACCAACCTCCCGACAAGAAGCTACAGGGAAATGATTGACAGAAAGAATATTATCCAGAAACCTGATCCCAATCTTTACTGTAGCTGCCAATTTATTCCAGTCAACATCAGTCTCATCCTCCAAAAGCATTTGATCTAAATTAACATGACCCAGACAACAATTCCCGTATGACGGAAGAGGAATTTCTCCACATGGATTTGTCCCAGGAAGGTATTCAAAATAGTTGATACAATTATAAGAATTAGCTCTAGAAATATTGAAAATCCCAGGACACCCACACTCCACTGCGCTAGTCCATATCTTTCTCCAAATATCCATAGCCTTTATTGACTTCTCGACAACCAAAAGAACAGTCGATGGATCATCAAGTAGATGCTGTCGAACTCTCCCTTTCGCATCCTCTTCAGACAACGCACAAACTGTATGAATAACTCCTTCTGCTTCAACATCATATACGAAATATTTACGTCCACTGAAAGTGAAATACCAATCCTCATCATTCTCACAAGCTTCAATAAATCTATCAGTAATTGCTACGGAGATATTGAAATTGTTTAGTTCTTTCTTATCCAACTTCACTGTGAGAAACTTTAACAACTCTGGATGAGTTACTTCTAGTTCAGCCATGAGAGCTACTCTACGATTTCCTCCCGCTTTGATTTCCTTCCCAATGACATCAATTGTCTTCATAAGGGAAACAGCCCCAGGAGCCGAATTCTTCATATCCTGAATATCATCTCCGAAAGGCCGAATCTTACTGAAATTGTAACCCAGCCCACCACCAGAGCACCCGATCTTATAAGTATCTGCCATTGTCTTGGCAATAGACTCTATATTATCCTCAGGCTGAATGAAATAACAGTTGAGCATATTCTGCATTCCATTCTTTCTACCAGCACCATATAAAATCCTTCCACCAGGGACAAAATCTGCTGAACCAAGAACATCGTAGAACTTCTTTTCCCACTTCTGTTTCTGATCATCAGGCTCTGGCGAAGCCCCTACCCGCGCTACTACTTTAGCACGGTCTCCCCAATTCTTTTCTCCAGGGGCTTGATATTTGTCGGCAAATAGGTCATAACGTAATCCATCCAAAACTTTTAGTGTCATTTTTATTCCTGCTTGAGTGTAGTAGTCCCGTTCCTCTTGATCACGACGAGCTTACTGGAATTCTCAAGCAAGGATTTCAATTGGTCGTTATGGGTAATGAGAAATATAATGTTCTTTTTCTTCAGTTCAGTAAGTAATATATACAAACCTTGAGTTCCTTCAGCATCCATATTCTCTGTTATTTCATCGAAAAACAGAAGATCAGAAGTGTCTTTACCAGTGAACTGTAGAAGGCTCTGTAACGACAACATTACTGCAATGTTGATACGCCTTCTCTCACCACCACTTAGGGAACAATGATGAATATGCTTACCATTTGTGGTAATTTTCTCATTCAATTCTTCGTTGAATTCGATATGAAAATTACCATTCGTTAGGAGGGACAGATACTCATTACATTTGGCATTGAAGAAGTCTAGAATATTCCTGATTACAAATCGAATAACACCCTGCTCAGAGAGAGCCTTCTCCCAGAACCGCATAACATCATAGGAACGCTGGGCCGTCATTCGTTGTTTTTCTACTCTTTTTATTTCCTCTTTCTTGACATAAATAGCTTTTTCTAATTCCGATTTTCGTGTGGACAGGTTGTATAATTCAATATTCTTGGAATACTCCTCTGAGGATATCTTAGGGGTTATCTCCTTTATTTCATCTGAACATCTCTTCAGGTTATTTCTTAAAGACTTTAGACCATCTTGGGCTAAGCTAAGACGAGCTTCCTGGTCCTTTATGTCTTTCTTTGTTTGTTCTTCTACAGTAGGGCCACCACACGCATGGCAACTTATCTCCTTTTGGTAAACACCCTTGGAAATCAAGTATTCACAATTCTTTATTCTAGAAGTGAAGTCAAACGGTGATCCAAGGCCACTCATCACTTTCTTTATTTCTCTAATCTTAGACTCAGCATCTAAAATATCTTCTAAAGAAACCCCTGGCTTCTTCTTACCCTTCTTACCCTTCTCTAAAGAAACCTTATCTGTTGTAACCCCGTCCCACAAAGACTCAATAACAGCTTTAGACACTTTGATATTGGAAGCGTGCTCAGACTTGATCGGACGAATCTTATCTCGCCACTCAAAAAGATTCTCCAAGTTCAAAAAGTTCTTTATGATAAGACGCTTATCATCCTGGGATGCTGAGAGGAAGTCTATATTAGAATGCTGACCAAACACGATGGAAGCCATAAACGTCTTATAGTCCGTCCCTAGAAGAGAGTCCAATGTCTTCTGGGTGTGAATGGCACTATCTTTAGTATAGTTCTCCCCCGCCTGCTCTACCCTAAGAGAAGACGGTCTACGAGTTCTTTTCACCGTCAACCCATTGTCCAAAGTAATCTCAACTTCACAATTCTTACCTTTATCGAAGTTGACCATAGCTTCTTCATTGCTCTTCCTGATAGACTTGCCAAACAAGCCCCATGTCATAGCCTCCAGAAGAATGCTCTTACCCGATCCATTGCTCCCGCCAGTATCCTTATTGACACCCTCGATCATCACTATTCCTTTTAGATTAGTGAGGTCAAGTTCAATATTTTGGGCACTATAAAAGTTCTTGATTCTAACCTTTCTAATCTTCAACCTTTAGCTCCTCTAACCCTGCCATCAAATCCTCTTTTGGGATATCCGTAGTGTTCTCATCAACGTATCTCTCAATCAACGTATCATCAATAGCAAATACATCCTTACCCATTTCAAGCGTGGACACTGATTCATCTGTATTGATGAGAGGCATGAACTTTACATCTACCCACCTAACATTGTATTTCTTGAAAATCTCTTTCCTGAGAGACAAAGCATTGAAATCTGTCAACTCGTTGAAATACACCCTTAAGTAAGTATCCCAAGAAGGATCATCGATGAACTGGGTATTAGCTTCTAATTCTTCATAGTTAAACCGAAGATGCCTAATGCCCCTTTCAGGGGAAACATAGTTTGCAACCTCTCCCTCACCCCATAAAAGAATTTTGTGCCCTCTCCCAGCCTCCAAATAATCAGTAGAAAAAGGAGTTCCCAATGTGATTAGGGTAGGAGTAACATGCTTATAATAATGAATGTGCCCAAGAATAGTAGGATTTTTGAATAATTCTATAGGGATCTCACTGTCGTAATCTCCTACTGAGTTGTAAGCCCCCTTGTAGCCAAAATGCCCAAACACAACATCCCCTTTGGGCACTTTCGCAAGATAACGCTTAGTAATCTCTTGGTCTTCATAATGAGGAATAAACGTGTAACCCAACACAGGATCTCTACCAGTATGAGTATACACTGCAACACCTGGGTAGCCCTTGAAGACGCTTAGAGAGGTTACTCCATCATCGCCCTTAGTCTCACTGTCATGATTGCCTCTAAGGATAGCTACCTTACATCCTTCAATGTGATTCAAGATATGCTTGAATGCTAATAACTCTCTAGCGGAGGGCTTCCTGAAATGGAAGATGTCTCCTAGGAAGACCACCATAGGACTACTATAAGTGTCCAGCAACCCTTCTATAGCATTCGTCTGATCTTCAAGATACTTTCGATTGTTCTTGAAATCCCTTAAATGGAGATCTCCTATGACAAGGGTTTTCATTCTACTATGCTCTCTTTAGAAATTCCTAACTTATCCAAATCTGATTCAACTAAACTGTAAACAGCCTCAGCACATTTACGTATTTCGAGTTGTGAATCTTTTTTTAGTCGTTGAGACAGGAAATTTAAGATAGCGTGCAAGCTAATAGTCCAGTAGGCTTCAGAATACACATTCTGTGGAAGGGTCATACGAGCGATCTCCTTAGCAACCCCATCCTTTAGCATATTCTTATAGAACCTGTAATCACTATCGCACTTTTCTCGGATAGTTGCGAGATACCCCGAATGTTTATCCTCATCCCAATCCAAATCCATACTCGCCTGAGTAGACCCATGAGTAACATTAGCCCTTAGCTTTCTAGGGAAGTAGAATTTAGGTTCAAGCTCCTTGTATCGTCCTGATAATTCATTCCAGCTAGTCCCAGAGTCTGTATCAAAGAATAGGTCAAATATCTCTAAGGATACCTCTTCCCCACCAACTTCAAATGTCTTCCAAGTTGAGCCCACTTGATACTTCAAAATTTGCCTGAATAGAAACAAAGGGGATACTAAATGAAACGTATAGAAAGCATGTCTAAAAGGGGAAGTATGACCATGGTTCCACAGATACCCTGTGAGCTTTCTGTCTTTATCTGTAAACTCAGTTGATTCTTCTCCATAACTACACCTTGCTGCATTTACCGTGGCTAGGCCTGGGTCTTCATGCTTATTGATAAGCTCCACGAACCCAATTTCATCATCTAAGCAGTATACCTTATTCATCCACCTGATCCTTGTTATACTCTACGAACAGCTTCGTGAGACACTCCTTAAACTCGTCAGAAGACATACCAGACTCTCTAAGCGTGCAGATATACTCTACAAGCTCCATGTCTACCATGCCAAGCTTAGACTCTACTAACATCTTCTTAACGGCGTCACCGATTTCACTATTGGGTAACATTCAAATACTCCATTACATCTTGCATATTGGTTACTAGTTTGTCCTCGACCTCTAATTCAATCCCATCTCCAAAGCTATGTCCACAAATGGTATCCACTTCAAAGGGCACCGAGAACTCTAGCCCAAACACCTCTCTCATTATAGGGTTGCGAACCATAAAGTCCCGCATGATTCCCTCAACCTCGACTAATTCCTCGATCGGGCACACTGCTTCAAGCGAATCATGCACTGTAGCACAGATCCTAGCCTTTAGCCCTCTTTTCTTAAACTCCCTAACAATACCCAAAAGAGCACATAAAAGAATATCAGAAGCTGTAGATTGGATGGTGAAGTTGAGACCTTGTCTCAAGCATCTACGAACAACCTTATCATCCTGAGACCTTACGTTATCAAGATGTCGCCTTCTACCAAATACTGAGTATGCATAGCCGTTCTCCATGATGAATTCATTTACGAATTCCATGAATACTGGAACTGCTGGGTAAGCTTCAAACCATTGCTGGATAATACCCTCAGCTTTCTTCTGAGAGATATTGTGCTTCTTTGATAGGGTGAAAGCTGTGCCTCCATACACAATAAGGAACGACACTGCCTTAGCAATCTGTCGCAGATCCTTTGGAACTTTGTCGTAAGGCTTATTGAAGGCAATAGACGCTGAATACGTATGAAGGTCCAAGCCATCCTTAAAAGCCTTTTGCATACGCTCTTCTTTGGCAATATGCGCTAGAACCCTAAGCTCCATTCCAGCATAATCACTTGTAATGAATGCCCAACCCTTAGGAGCAGTATAGATGCTTCTAATGTTGTTATCATCATTCTCACCCTTAGGAAGAGTGTGGAAGCTAACTCCCTTCTTATCCTTACCTACAGAGTATCCCGCACATGAGAGTCTACCTGTCACAGTGCCATCAAACTTGTATACTGGGTATACCTTCTTCTCTTGGTTAAACTTGATGCAGGACTTGGTTCCCGCGATGTAAGTCTTAGACAGCTTTTCAGACGCTCTAAAATCTAGGAGATCGGTGAGATAGGTGTGGATAGCTTCAAGCTCTTTAGTGGTCTTAGTTCCAATCTGAACTGCACTGAGCTTCTTATCCGCGTTTCTTTGTTTCCAGCTTCTCATTTCTTCCTCTTCTCTAACTCTTCTTCTATTTGGTTGATAAGTGTGTCAAGATGCTCTTTAGCTACTGAGGGAGCACCACCATCTGTGTGACCAGGGGGATACAATTCAAACCCATCATCCCTAGTGAATAGAATTCTAATTTGATCGTCGTTAGACGCTACGTTATCAGTCTTCTTCACAGCTGGGTGCTTATACATCTCATCATGCATAGCTACGTTCTTCTTCGCTAGCTTCCCTCCTACAGATTTGAGGTTGTCCATGCTTACGTCGAGACCATCATACTCCATTTGAGCGAAGATTGGAATTAGCGGGGAGATAATCTCTCTATTAACCTTACCCACTTCAAGATCTTCCATTTTCTCATTATAGAGATGTAAGAGCTTTAGTGTAAACCAGCTGTCCATGGCATTGCCCTTAGCGCAATCATGGAGAGATTGTCCAGCCCAATCGAAAGTTGCCGAATTAGTGACAGTTAGCATATTGAATTAAGCTCATCTGAGAAGTATTGATTGGTGCATTCAACCAATGAGTTCGGAGTGTTCTCATCTACAAAGTGGCTCATAAGCTTCGTGTCGAAGATTCGTTTATACTCAGTAATTCCTTCCCGAATTAGAAACTTCAAATCAAATCCAGCGTTATGAAAGGCTTTGTCATTATTAGTATTACTCATAACCCTCTTCAAAAACTCACGAATAGTGTCTAGTTGGTCTTCCCTCCAAACTCTTTCAGGGTGCATATAAGGGATCACCAAGGTTCCCTGAGAACTTGATATTGAGATTGTATAAATTAGATCCGTTTTGAATTCTAGACCTGTAGACTCAATATCAATAGCGATATCCTCTGACCCATAGTAAAGATGTCCCCAATCATTTAACTGTTCAATAGAATCCAAAACCTCATACTCAAAATCAGTGTCAACCACCTTCTTTAGAATATGAGTGTTGAACGCATTCTTGATATCCAATTCAAAGAGATATCGGTTCTTGGGCTCCTGAATTACGCTGAAAGGATGGAACAGGGGGACTACCTTACACAGATGCCCCTCAGGGCTCTCATAATCGAATGTGCGGCCCCTTTTGGGGTTCACCCCTCCCAAACCACTCTGCCTAATTAGCATTTTCATAGACAGGTTTCCACATACATAAACTAACTTAGGTTTGATCTTATCAATTGTGTTCCCGAGATGGGTCCGACACTTCTTCATGTCACTTGCACTAAGATCCCCATCATTACAGGCTGGACATTTTACAGATGCAGCGAACTCAAACGAAGCGTCACCTTCCAAAGTGGAGATAATCTCCGTCAAAAGCTTCATGTCACGGTAACCAAATGCTACCGTCTCCCCATATGACTGCTTAAGTGAATCTGACAAGAAAAGAACATCGGCCTCTTCACAATCCTCATAATCCATTAGAGCGTGAAAAGGTTTAGTTTTCTTGAGAACGGAACACCCATTACAGTGTTCGTTCTCACAATAAGGTTCAAACATTAGCTATAATTACATTGTGAGAAAGAAGACCAAGAATTACATAGACAACAAGGAGTTTGAACACCTAATATTGCAGCAAGTAAATTCGCCCTCTGATACTAACGACAGACTTTGGGAGCTTTTCGATCTCTTGATTACTAATATAATGGATGCTTTCCAATTCAAGGTGTCTAGGGATGATGCCAAGCAAGATTGCTTTGTCCTTATTCTCAAAACCTTGCGAAACTTCAACACCAGTAAAGGAAGTGCTTTCAACTTCTTCACTACTATTATTGTCAATCATTTAAAACTCATTTACGTGAAAAACAGAAAATACAACGAAAAAATAACTGCCTACTACGAGATCAAGACGGGGGGCTATCCAACATCTAGCACTCTGTAAATAGTTGGCAAGCGATCCTCGACCTTAGGATAATCTAAAGACAAGGTAACCAGAGTTGGTGTAATCGTTATCATGCCCATAATCTTCTCATGGGCCACAAAAGCATAGGATGAAGACCAACTATCTACAAAGTAAAGTTTAGTCTTCTTTACGTATTTATCATCTATCGCACGAACAAGCTTCTGACAGTGTTCGTCCCATAAAGAGTGGAAGAGAATGAATACCTTCTCTCGCGTTTTACGCTGATTACGAAGAACCTTATTGAGAGCGTATTCAGACTTTAGCTCAACAATACTAGAAACTTCTTGTTCAACTAGCATTCTGGGTCTTCGTCGCTTTTCTTAGCCTTAGCTTTCTTAGAAGTCTTTTTCTTTTTAGATTTTTCAGCTTCCTCTTCCACTCCCGTCACAGTCTCCAACACTTCTGTCGGATCGATACCGTCGAGTGCTAGTGCGCCCGCCTGTTCCTCTGCATATTTCTTAGCAACCTCTGTGAATTCCTTATTAAGAGCTTCGACTCCATTGAAGAAAATTACCTTTACAAAATCTTCTTTTGAGAGTTTGTCAGGTTTTACTGTAGTCATAAAAGCTTCAAATCCTGCACTCTCTTCCTTACTTAGTTTGAACGTTAGTTTCACTNTATTTTTCCTCTTTGTATTTTCAATCCTAATCTCCCAATCCCGAACGTCGAATTGGNNAGAATTTTCAGATTCTAAAACTGTTTCTGNGGTCATCGCTATAATCCATTATAGGTAAGCATATGAAAGACAAAGCCAACATATCAAAAATAAAAGGTCCGACCAAGTCCAAAAGGCTCAACAGTCGAAACAAGGGCAACACATTCGAGCGCAAGATAGCGAGCCTACTCAATGATAGATTCAACACCCAAGATTTTTGTCGCAGTCCTGGGTCAGGGGCATTTGCCTCGACTCACCGCCTCCCTGAACATATGAAATTGCATGGAGACTTAATTACTCCTCAAATGTTTAGATTTACAATTGAATGCAAGAAAGGATACAATAAAGAGAATTTGTCTAGCTTTTTCAAGCCCAACAGTAATCTACAAAAGTTTATTGAGCAGGCTGGGAAAGACGCGAAATCCGCTGATCGAGAGCCTATGATAATATTCAAACAGGATAGATCAGTAACAATAGTAATAGTAAGAACTAATACTTACACAACTNANATAGAGAACAAGCTTATATGGAAAGAGTATTGTATATGTCCTCTAGAAGANCTACTAAGTATCAATGATAACTACTTCTTTACGCAAACCTAGCTAGAAGGTCCTCTAATAGCTTTTGTTGTGCTCCAACGAACCTATCCATAGCCTCTTGCCATGCAGAAGCCCCCTTCAGAGGTTTACTAGCTGAGGCTCTCGCAAATTCTGCTGTCATATTGACTTCCTTTATTACATTACTAAGAAAACCTTCACCGGATCTATTTGAACTAGAAAGTCTTAGCTTAACATTAGTCCTCTTAGGATCTACTATAGACACGGTACTTCCCTTGGGCTCAATGTTCCAGGTTCCGTTCCAAGCTCCTTCTAGTGCTTCAGTAAGGTAACCGTTTTGATATGCTGAATGCATTTCCTGATCTAATAATCCTCTAGTGTCAAATATTGTGAAATTATTATCAGATCCCCCTATCAACCACATTTCTGAAATTAAGTGTTTAGTAGCAGGACCCTTTACTTTGTTCCCCTGTTCCTTTTTTAAATCATGAGCCTTTTTGGCATTGATAAGATAGTTTGCTAATGCCTTTTTATCCTTAGTCACCAGTTGCGGAAAATCTTTGCGTGATGTATCTGTTAGGTCACTGTTCCCTAGGGCTGCTAAGGCTTTTCCTACATTACTCTCTAGGTCAAACTGCTCGGGTAGAGAGTGATTCTTCTTGAGGCTCTTTACAAGTCCTTGAATAGTAGTTTGTAAAGGATTAGTTTTTACACCTTCATCACCAGCCTGATCTACAGCGAGCATGTTGGTCCCCAACGCTTCGACATCGGACACAATATTTTGTATTTCTTTTTGGTAATCATTAGCATCTTTCCACCATTGCGCCTTGTTAGTGTCCCCTGTTATCTTTAGCTTGTCGAATATCATATTACCAAATTTCGTTATTCTACCGGAATCAGGAGTATCTTTCGTTGACCACACACCCTCAGCCAACCCAGCCAGAAACTCTCCCGTTCTATTCGATGAATTTTCCCCAAACTTAGGATACCTTTTATCAAGGGATAAATAATTCTTAAGACTTACTGTACCCAAACAAACGTTGTCGCCTTTTTTCGCTAATTTACTGTCGATAACTGCTTTAAGCATGTTTGGATTTTTAGCTAAAGCTAGTTCAATTACCATTTTAGTTGGCTCAAAGTTCGCTAATCCTTGCCGGTTAGCACCTTCTATTGCTCTTTTGCAACCATCCTCTCCAATATATATTTCTCTAGTATCGTCTTTTAGGCCTGCACCTTTAGTGCTGGCAACTTGAACAATTAGGTCTGATCTACGAATAGTCAGAGTATCTTTTGATGCCCTTATCATAGCCTTAAAAATATCTTCGAATTCTGCTTTCGAGTAGATCCGAAGCATATCTTCCAGAACATTCTCATCCTTTGGTAGCCACGCTCCTTTATCATGGAGTAACTTAGCCCAACTCCCTTGATGCTGAATAATTTTCTCTCGTTCACCCTGGAATGACTTTAGTTGGGCTTGACCCTCCGCACAAAGGGTCTTAATTTGGGCGTCAGACAGGTTCCCTTTATCTTTCTGTTCCGCACACAAATAAAGCAGGGACAGACCTTCTAAGACCTGTTCCATATTTGACCCACGGAATGAAGGATCATCTCCTCTTGGGAGGGTGATTGGCATTGCCGCCCAATCAGAATCTGGGGATAGGGTTTTAAACAACTCTTTTAAAAATCCTGTATCGTCATTTATTATTAGACCCGTATCGACATCAGCCCTTGATCTAAATGAAACATGCTTCTTTTTAGGATCTATAAATATGTACCCAGCTANTTGAAGTTCATCTATCGCAGTCTTATCCTTTTGTCCGAGGAGTTTCATGAATTCTATAACAGATTTAGTGACTTCCGTAATTAAGGAAGTATCAACATCCTCAACACCCCTTAATAGATTGTTATCTAAAATTATTGTTTTAGAGTTAGAGAATTTTTTCTCAAGAGATTGGGAAGTTGTTCCTGTAAAAAAGCTTAGAAATTTCCTCTTACGCAACTCTAGATCACTGTCAGGCTTTCCAATATTTCGACTGTCGAGCCATTTAATCATCTCTTCAGGAGTCTCTAGTAACTCTTCAAGAGCGTCCCAGAGACTGTTCGCCTCCTTATCAATTTCGAGGGCTAATTCCTCAAGACCTTTGAAAGCATGAGCTTCACTTTCTGCAAATGCTTTACCCGCTGGATTGGCGATGATCGGGTCAAGCACGGGCTTAGTAGTATCCGCTGCTTTCTTACCCCCACCCTCCTCAAAGAAACTAACGAATTGATCCCAATAGGATGCGATATCCTTATTACTGCCTCTGTTAATCATATACATTGCACGACCTTGCTCGCTAGTGTATACATCAACAGGAATACCGTTCTTACTCGCCCCAACAGTTCTAACGGGATCTCCGTAAGATCCGTTGGCTGCTTGATTCTGTGCTATAGTAGCCTTGTTTAGAGCTTCTGGGGAAGCCTCTTCCTTTATGATCCTAAATTTTCTTTTCCTAATAAGATCATAGCTTTCAAGCAGTTGATAAAAGATTTTCATTCTTATATATCATAGTGCTTCTGATTAGGGTTTACTACTAGTATTTGGAAGCATTCGCATATAGGAATTTCACTACTAAATTATTCCTAAGTAAGACCAGTTCGGTTCTTAGCAGTTTGATCCATGAAATCGTAACGGAAAGTTACTTCGATAGTATGAAACTCGTTAGTTGAGTAATTCCATTCAGCAGGCTTGTAGGACTTTGGATATACTCCATAATACTGAGTCTCTGAATGCAGGGTTAGATCGTGGTTCAACTGTAGGATTGACATCATATTAATCTTGAGTTTGGAATCACCGAGGAATCCAGACTTAGGATCATAAGTTCCCTTAAACCACTCAAACAATTTCTTAGATACATCATTACTAATTAGGTTATCAAACGTAACAGTAATCTCCTCAGGGCTAGGCTTTCCTGGATAGAAAACCTTATCATTGACCCTGTGAGCTTCAATATCATCTACAGTGAATCCTGCTGGACTAACTTGCTTAGCCGCTAGACGATACGTTCTTTCGTCCACACCCCTACCCTGGAACTCTACTTCGAACTGATAAGCTCTTACAGAATCCAGATCCCTAGAGATAACTGGTAGCCCCTTCGCACTGGGCTGGGTTTTACGAAAATCATTTTTATAAAATAGAGATGCCATTTAGTTTATTAGCCTCCTAATTGAGCACTTTGATTTGTTAAGTTGACCTCGAATATAAGGATTTCAGCAGTCTTGGTTGGCTTCAAAAGAACCTTACACCACAACTCATTCCTATCAACACGGGCAGGAGTATTCGTAGTCTCGTCGCATACAACATTGAAATCTACAATACCTCTCCTTCGTTTAATGTCATCTAGGAATGGGTTCAAAACACCCGCAATAGCTGCCCAAGTGAATTCATCATTAGGCTCGAATACGAACTGTCTTGTTGCTGCTAGGATAACCTTTCTTACCTGAATAAGAAGTCTTCTAACATTAATTCTATCTAGTGCTGTTGGGTTTCTTTGTGTAGTTCTCTGTCCAAAGATCGTGATCCCCTGTCTTACAAAGTTCACGATACCNTTTANAACGTTTCCACCACCATACAGTGAATCCCTGTCACCTTGGTTTAGCTTCACTTCAACATCAGTAGGCTTCGTTAAACGCCCTCTAATGAATCCAGCAGGAGCAAACCAGGGGTCTGCCACCGCATCGGTGTGAACCATTTGACGGATTCCATAAATTCCAGGATCATACCATCTATCCTTACCATCATGCACACTGAAAGTCTGAACCCACGGCCAGTAGACAGCAGCGTAATTACTATTGATTGCAGCAGTTCTAGTATCAGACTGCCCGTTAGTCCAATCGATAGCATTCTGAACTGTTCCAATAGCATAAGGAGGAGAAACCACAGCTAGGAAAGCTTGTGTCTTCTCGGCTAGTGTAACCAGAGCGTTCTGAGTATTCTGGCTAGTAATTCCAGGAACGATTGCTAGTGAGATGTTTAGGATCTCGTCATCTAGAGATTGCATACCAGTCTTAGGATTTACTGCCGCATCACCAATTAAAGCGGTGTCTCGGTCGGCTGTGTTGGTTGGGATACCGTTATCACCCCCTGTCATATCTGTCGTCCCTTCAAGCATTTTTACGAATCTCGGGTGCATTTCTTGTCTAGTGGCATTGTTTGCTTGTCCGTGAGTTCCATGAAGCGCGATCGAAGTCCCGATAGCAGATACGGTGGTTAGGAATGAGGTTAGAGCCACAGGAGATGCTATATCCCCTCCCGACGCGAATAGAGATGCCTGAATTGTGTCAGAGGTAAGGTTATCAGTAGATCCAGTATTGATCTTATCCTCAACAAAGTCTTTATTAGAAACTAGTGATACCTTGAACTGCTCTTTTGCGACTCCATCCTCATTTACAGTTAGCAGCGTATAAGGTCCACCTAATTTACTAACTTCAATACTGTTACCGCTAGTATCACCATTGGTCTTTGTCCCTGCATTATATCCTGCTCCTGGGTTCAACGACTGAACTTGATATGAAAGGCTACTAGTAGACCCACTATTAAGGGACATACCATACGCTGTCATCTCAGAAAAGCCACCAGTTACATCGTTACCTGACACTCCTCCATACTCATCCATTTGTCTTAGCACTTTCAATGAGTTTAGGAGGGTAGGGTCAGAGTAAGCCGAAACAGTCATAGAAGCACCTGACCCAGCCCAACTACCAACTAGCCATCCAGTATCTGAGGTGGTAGAATCATAATGAACACCAACCTTAGCTGAATCTAACGAGCCTCCGATGACCTTTTGTAGAGCAGCACCTTGGCTACTTAGAGACCCTGTAGTAGTACCTGAAGGAATATTATATACCTTTGGAGTGGTAAATTGGTTTACTCCAGCGTTATCAGTGACCTGAACTCTAAGGTAAACAGCACTAACTCCACCCCCAAGATGTAGTCCAGATACCTGAATAGCTGGGCAAGCTCCTAGTGCAACGGTAGCAGATGCTGCCGAAGCGTCCGATTCTGCTGCTCTTACATAGTAAAGGCTATTAGTCTGCTCTAGAATCTCAAGAGCACCTTCCAACCCTTGTCCAAAGATATCCTCTTGTGGAGGACCAAAAGTATCAATTAGCTGTTGTGGACTCGTAATAAGAGTGGCCTTGTTCACCTTACCCTTACTAGCAAACCCAACCACGCCAGCAACTGANGAGTTGACGGTGGGAGCGTATTGAGAGANATCCTTCTCAATAACAAAAACGCCAGGACTTACATAATTAGGCATAATTCAATTCTCCTTAGAATACTCTTACCATTCGCCTTATGGCTAGTTGTTCGATCTGAGAGCTAACATAGTTCTCAGGGATTGTAATAGACTTCCTTGGCTCTAACCAGACAGTCTCTGGGCCTTTAGGGGTNTTGACGTATACTTCTAATCCTTGGANAGACAGATTTTTGATTGTCTTCATGGTATTCTTCTTGTAGTTCTTTACTACTTTATATGTAGCTTACGANCTAGGTCAAAAACTACAATTTCTTCGTAGACCAAAGAATTTCGATTTACTTCCTAAGCTCTATTTCCCCATGGAACTCTTCTATCTTGCCTGTTGAGGTAATCATAAAGATAGGGGTAGGAATATAAGATTCAACTTGGATGTTAAGTTTCTTTACCATAATACGAGCATCAGCATCCCCTAAGACTGTTTGATAACTGTTATCCTCACTAGAAAGAAATACTTGAGTATGCTTATTTAGAGGAGTTTCAAGGGTTAAAGCGGGGTTGAAAAGGCGTCTACATTGCTCTGTGATTTGGTTGATATCCGCCACATATTTAGACCATAAATTCACTTCAAAGTTGAAATCTACAGCTACAGGAGCTAGACTAACCAGTCTTACTGCTCTCTGGTGTCTATGGCTCCAGTACTTATTTTCTTGAAGAACAGGAGAAAACTTACGTCTGGTCTGAGATCCTTCCCTTGCTCTATTGATAATAGAAATTATTGGAAGGATGATATTATCCTCTGTCGTTATCCTAGCTACAGTCCTCTCAGGACCACCGTAAACACATTTTACAGGGATTATCTTACCTTCTTCGTCTCTGTAGGAGATATTGCTAAACACTCCTAGAAGGGCAGCTAGAGCCTGCTTATGCACGCCACTAGTCCCTTTCCAAATTCGAGACATTTCTAAGACTTTTTGCCTTATACTAGTTTTAGTGTTACTATCCATCTATAGTTTTAGTAGAGATTGTCTCAGTTATGATAATTCTAATTGTTTCCACTGTGGTCATAATGTAGTAATATCCAATTCAATATGGGGAGTGTATTCAATTTCTCCTGTAGAGGTTAGTAGGAATTTCGGACTTGGGATATACGACTCAATACGAATTTCAACTACTCTACGAATAATTCGATCTTCTCCATCTCTGTAAGTAGTGTTAGTTTGATCAACTTCTTCTACTAAAAACGCTTGAGTTTCACTGCTGAACTTATTAGGAATATTCAAACTAGGATTGAACATGAAACTAATTTGCTCTAATATTTGATCTAGATCTTCTCCATACTTTGCCCAAATATTGATTTTAAAAGTCGTATTTAAAGGAGTAGGACTCAAAGAAAGAATTCTCCTAGCTCTTTGATCTTTATCACTCCATTCTACATCATGAACTAGAACTGGACTATATCTGCTCCTAACGGCATCAATATCAGATATGTCTTGCTCAATACTAATCACAGGAAGAACAATATTGTCTTCTTGAACCTGCTTAGCTACTGCTCGTTCAGGATTAGCGTAAATCCTCTTAATAGGAATAATCTTATTCTCATTGTCAACTCTATAAAGATCATCGAATATGTGTTCTAATTCCTTAGTCAATTCACGATAGATCTCAAGAATCAAGTCTTGAGATGTGGTCATATTGATTAACTTATCATGAACACGTTTTTCAATTTGTAGCAGTTTATTTATACTACTTTTAGCTCTTAGATCGTCTCCAAGAGATTGATTGAAAGTGCTCATTAGATATTACCTCTGCTATAGCCTCCGACATCATCATCCGATACATTAGTTAGAGGGGTATCTTGCACATCAGGGTTATCACGCAGTAGTCTAGCAAAGCAGTTTAGATGATAAATACCATAGGCTTCAAAAGAGTCTTCCTGAACCTCAAATATTTCATACCTCTGCTCTTGAAAACGAGGCTTGATAACATCTCCAGCTATTGGACGCCTTCCGATGATCCTCTCAATATAGGTCATATTGAAAACAAAAATCTGATCATTAGTTAGTTCAATACCAAACTCTGAGAGATTCTCCTCAAGTGGAGTAGGATCATAGTGTCCAAATACAATAACTGGATCTTTATCTATAGGCTTATTTCTAGCTTCCATATAAACTGGATCATACTCGCCAGCATAGTATTTGTAGTATTCCAATTTAGAACCTGCTAACCTAATAGATTCTTCATCAATAAGATTAAGCATATTTAAATCGTTGCTACCAGGATCAAAAAGGCTAAGTTCACTTTCAGTAATCTCTGGAAGGGGAGGAAGTTTAGTGGTTACTTGAAAATTCTTTTTCGCCATTTAGAATACCATAAAATAAGGAGGCTCTTCAATCTGCTCTATAAGTTCAACCATTAGTTCTTCTTTTTCTAACCTGGACTCATCCCTGAGAGCTTGTCCATCAAGAGTAGCACCTCCACCAGGAGAAGGTAAATTAGCAAACTTTCCACGATGCAATCCTAATATACCTTTACAGATAGCCAGTGCATATCTTTGAATCCAATTGATATAGGCTGGATGGATTGTGCCTGTATCAATAGCTCTATACTCTAGAATTACTTTCTGAGGAGTTATCACAGGACTTGGGGATAACTGTAAGAATCTACCGTTGATAAGGTCCCAGGTTCCTTCCTGGCTTAGAATCTTCCGCATCATTTCCAAGTGCTGTTGAAGCAAGAAGAACTCACCCACAGAGAAATCTGAGAACAAGTGGTTATCTTGGAAATACTTGATAAAGAAGTCGAACTCAAGAGTTCCTGCCTGTGATTGAATAGATAACAGAGTCTTCTTGTAGATCACATATTCCAGATTTTGAGCAATAAACAGAGGAAGTTCATACAGATTGATTCCTGCTGATGCATCAAATACTGCGTAATTCCTAGCCCAAATAGGAGCATGATAAGACATCTGAGAAGAAGCTTCATCAATTGCAGTCTTTATTTGAAATGGGGTAAGCTCCACCCTAATAATGGGATGCCCCAATCTAGCTAAAACAAAATCGTAAATAATTTTTTCAAACTTATTGAACTCAACAACATCAGTCATCTCGTTCTTGTTTAGTCTGTCTGTAAGAATACCTCCTGAGGCATCATAAGCTGTAAGCTCAATACCCCCGAAAGCTCCAAACGAACTACCGAACGGGGTTATTCTTGGTTTTGGCGGTGCTATTGTCATTCTTTATCTTCCTCTTTGATTTGGGTGTTTCAAATACAGGCTTGATACAATCATATCCAATTGGAGATTTTGATTNGAACTGTTCTCCCGATTCTATCTTTCTAAGACTTCCATCTACAAATATATGCACTGCATTTAGATGAGTATTTATGTAAGTTACCATACAATTATATAGCCCCATACAAACAGAAAAGGCCAGGAGCTTTGGGCTCCTAGCCTCTTCTTATGTTACCCTAGGTTGGCCTAGGTGTATGCGCCTATAGCGTTAGCACCATGATGCGTTACACGGCTCATCGGATCGATCATCCAGTTATCGCTCACTCCAACGATTCTGATAACTCTGTAGAACCTACTCGCAGGGGCGATAGCAGCCTTACCGTAACGAGTAAGGATACCCTTCCTTGGCTGGAAGCTCTCAGGGTCAGTGATTGTAGGAAGCTGTTGCAATGGGATATATGGACTGTAAACAAATCCAGCATCCATAGCGTTAGCACCCTTATAAGCCACAAGGATCTCATCCTCAGGCCAGAGCGGATCGATATACAAGTCATACTTGCCAGCGAACTTACCCTTATAGGCAATTGTCGTTCCCATATTGGTAGGACGATCAGAAGAGTTTACACCACCTTCAAGCTTAGCTGCACTCTCCAACATCGCTCCAACAATTGGAGAAGTAATTAGAACAGTTCCAGGTCCACGGTGAGTAGTCCTGTAAATATCCTGGCTTACCAAGTTCAGCATAGCTAGCAGGTTAGCATACCTGTGACCCATGTGCTGAGCAGCCATGCCAGTTGTAAAGGCAGACGTTGTCAGGTCGATAACGAACACGTTTGAACCGGGGTTGTTAGTATTTGGGATACCCGTGAAATCATAATTAAACGCCGATGGAACAAATCCAGTAATTCCATTAGGGTCCTTACCCCCGGTCTGACCGAATGCATTCGGGTTAGCGTTGTCCAGAGAATTCTGATACCAACCACCCGCACCGCCAGTGACGCCAAGAGACAAACCACTTGGGTTATATGCAAGCATACGAATGTCTTCTAGAAGCTCACGATCAATTTCCAAAGTAAGCTCCTTACTTAGAAGTTCTGTCAGTTCGCGCTCCAAGTCCAAGTTGTGATACGCCTTTAGATCCTGTGAAGCTTCAAGGGTCCACAGAGCACGCATCTTACGAGTCTTAGCAACAACTGCTTGCTGCTGGATTTGGAAGCTGATCTCAGGAATCGCAGTGGACGCAAGACGCTCACCACCAGATACAGACCAACCAGTAATGGTTGTTGGATCAGGCCAGCCAGCGATCTTACCACCAAAGGTAGTAGACGCTGCACCAGCACTAACTTCCAAGAATGAGCTAAGGTCGATAGTTCCAGTTACGGTCGTGGCATCATTGAAATCAAAACCACCGTTAGCAGTCCCATTATCAAACTGCCCCGTTCCTTCCTTAGGACCACCAGTTACACCCAATGAAGGACGAGAACCAATCTTCTCGCTAGTCAGACCACGATAAGTCAGATTGTGCTTACTATAGATATTTTGTGCAGTCGTATTACTGTGACGCGAGTGACCAAGGTAGAAAATCTGACTCACCGGGCCAGACATCGGCTGAACACCAACAATGTTGTTGGCAATCAGTTCGGGATAAACCCTACGAACTAGCGGGAAAGCAAACTTCTGGAAGGTTCCGAGCTTACCGACTGTAGTAGTCGCGGTTGTCACCGCAGCTTCATCCAACCTTTCAGCTAGAATAGCCTTCGCTTGGTTTTCAAGCAAAGTAGCAGTGCATCTACGAATATAGTCGCTCTCGATACCATCTAGAACCTTTTCCCACTTCTCAACTAGTGCAGTCGCACCACCTAAATTATGCATGAATGTCCTCTTAGTTAGGCATTAGCCTCATTGACTCCTCAGAAAGGAGTTCAGTTCTTACATTTACACGGTCTTCTGGCTTTCTTGGGTCTCCCCCGTTTATAGAAGCAACGTGCGCTCTCTCAGAAGATTTGAAGGGTTTCTGAGTTGATTCTTCTAAAGATTTTACATTAGCCTTTAGACCCTTTACGTTCTGGTTAAGACCCTTCTTTTCTTCCGATAGGCGCTCAACTTTCTGAGTTAAAGCCTTTACTACCGTAGCAAGTTTGGTATTCTCTTCCAAGATCTTATTGACTTCACTAGTAAGAACATTGTTTTCTTCTTCTAGTTCCATCTGATTGAGTCCCATAATTTGGACTGCATTATTTTCGTCTTCCTGCATCAATTCTGTTGACATCAAGGCTCGGACATTTTCGAACATTTGAGCATTGCGGAAGGTGTCGTTTTCCAACTCCAACTCCTTAATCGCCTGCTCTTTGATTTCATCCACTTGAGAACGAATGTATGAAATTACTTTTGTGTTGAGAGACTTCACCCTTTTGGTGACCGTTTCGTTGATAATTGTATCAACAAGTGTTGCAATTTCCTTTACGGTATCTTCCGTAAGCCCTTCGGGCAATAGACTTGCAATATTCTTTAGTTTCTTATTCATAGGTTCCTATTTGTAGAAGCTTAGCCTCTAGATAATATTTACTGGTTATTTGAGAAAAAGATGTAAATTATTTCTTCTTGTCCTTCTTGTCCTTATCTCCATGCATTGAAGCTGATGGATCGCCGACATCCCCGCGAGCACCGAGATCACGAACTACAGCGGTGACGGTTGGATCGGGATCATCTCCTGATCGACTCGGCGGATTCATCTTACTCCTGGCTTGTAAAGCCTTGAAATTTGCCTCTGCCTCTGCCTTTGCCTTTGCCGTCTTGCCCTTTGGCTTTGCCGTAGTATCCTGCGGCGTCTTCGGCTTCTTGCGTTCACCGGAATTCGTCCAGTCGCTCGGCTTCGCCTGCGCCGGGTTGTCCGCCGCTCGTTTGCGCGACCTGAACACCCCATGGATGATCTCAAAACGAGAACGCTTCTTTGGCTTAGACACATCTAGCGTGACTTCATTAGTCTGCTTTATCAAGTCGCTGAGGCCAGGAGAATACCCAGCATTTAGTTTATCCTGTTGCTGCTTTATCAGGCGACGAGTTGCCGTCGCTCTCTGCAAATCTTTCGGGCTAAGGGAAGCTGAGCCTCGCCTAGTATCAGACTGAGTTCCAGTGTAGGAGATTGGCCCCGACCCCCCTTGGCGTGGAAGTCGTCCACCTCTAGCAACCCTCCGCTGCGCGAGCAATAAAGACAACCGATTGGAACCTGAAAATCCGCTGTCTTCCCGCGACTTCGCTGCCTCGGTCTCAGCGGCTCTTCTGGCTATTGCAGCAAGGTTTTCCCTTTCTTCCTCTTTTTGATTCGCCTGTCTCGTGCGAGCACCCCGCGTGCTGGCCGACGATCTTCGCATTGACTTAATACGGTCCTCTTGCGAATCGCCCGCTGCCCTATCCCTCGATGCTGTATAGCCAGCAGGGTCCTTCTCCTTAGCGGCATCGCGCTGAGCGAATGAAGTAGCACCCGGGCCTAAACCCTTTTCTCCACTCCTGTAAGCTCTTCCTAATGCGTCCTTTCCTGCAACAAAACCTGTGACCCCCTTTCTCTTTAGACTCTTAGCTATTCCAACACCAGTGCCTACCCCCGATCCGACCTTTCTAGCTA